ACTATATATAGGTATCGTGGCTACGAACCAGGCGGTCGGGAGTTCGAATCTCTCCGGGCGCGCCATTTTCAAGGTGTTTCTGTAACGGTAAATCTGTCTCTTGGGTGATTAACGCGTCATTGGGTGATTCGTTTACACCTCATCCATGGTCCTTAAAGCGCTTTCGTATCCCGGCGCTCATGTTGCCATCACCTAAAACCTTGGCTTTTTTTACCGTGTGGGCGTCTAGGGAGACGTTGTAACGTTTAAGGTCTTCAGAGCCGTCCTCAACCTTCCTGCCGGCTCCTTCTCGGGGGCCGCCGTGTTTCTTCTTCAACCTAATACCTTTTCAGTCTCATAATCGTTATGTTTTAACAGGGCATTGGTAACTGCCACCAACGCTTTCCCATGTCGTTCATTTGCGTCCTGATAATGACTCAATATCGGTTTTGAGCTTGTTAACGCCGTTTCTGCAAGCTTAAGAGCTGCTATTGCTTCTTCAAGTGTAAGTGGTTCCATAAAACCTCCTAGTTGACTATCTTGAATTATACACACTAAACAAGATATGTCAACCTACCTAACCGGCTTTACCGTCTCAGGCTTTCTCCGATAGTGCTTCATCGTAGTGCCCTTATTCGTGTGTCCTAGGAGCTTCTGGGCGTGTTCTACGCTATCGGCGTCTCCTGCTGCCTTAGCTCTCAAATCAGAGTCCCAGAAGCGTTCCTTGATGTTTGTACGCTCAATTAGAGCGTCCATAAATCTTCCCCAGGCGCTTCCAAACGCTTCTGATTCAGTCCCGTTTTTGTTCAAGTAAGGGGTTCCGTCCCACTTGCAGAACACCCAAGGAGATATATTTGCCGGGTCGCGATATTTTGGCTTGGAAGCCTTTTTTCCAATTGGGCGAGCCCTTAAGGCCGAATCTATTGCGGCTCTTAGCTCTGGTGTCCACTCGGTAATTAATTGAGTAATTCTGGTTTGTTTCTGCTTAGCTAATGTCCACCTAACGCCTTCTTCAAGAAGGTCAGTGGTTTTGAGATTCAAAATCTCGATCCTTCTTCTGCCTGATACCAGCTTTACCCGCAAGTACGCTTGGCACATTGGGATAGCGCTGCGTCCAAATTTAGGAGGCTTCAACCCCAATGCTTCGTCTTTCTCCCAATCTTCAACTACTCTAGTTCTGGCAGGTATGGAGAGCTTCTTAAATTTACCTTCGATCATTGGATGAATCTTTAAACCAGATACTCCCCATTCAAAGCATTTCGAGAACACAACAGACAACACTTCCAGCTCTCGGTTAGTCGACGTGGGAGCTTCTTTTCCTCGTTTGTCTCGGTATCGATAAGCGTCAGACGGCTCGAAATCGACAATAGCCATATCGGAAAACACGGGACGTAATTTCTGGATACAGGCTCTATAAGATTCCTGCGTGAGAGGTGATAGGGTAGGGACGACTTCCAACAAAAACCTGTCCAGTGCCTGACCAATCGTTGTCGGTAAATCAGGATTGGATAATCTCGACATCCAGGTTTTATAGGCTTCGGCTTCGTTTTTGCCTAACCTAAAATGCCGCTTACCATCCCATTTCGATTCAAGGCCTTTGGGAACGTAATAGTAGATAGCGCCATGGTGCCAGTGCCATCCGGTCGGAAAACGTTTGTTCTCAGTGCGGCGAGGTTTTGGAGACACTGATAGCATCCCAATTAGGTTCTTTGCGACGTTTTGACTTTATACTCTCGTCAAGGGAAGCTCTCAATACGACAGGTTTACCGTTAGCGTCGGGAAACGCACGGATACCTTGCCTAGCTAACTGCCTAAGTTGAGCTTTGGCCTTCTTTCTGCCGGTTAATTTCTCGACTTCGGCAGGTGTCAGAAACGTTTCCATCTACCCAACCACCTCAACAATATAAGACCCAACCATAAACCCCGCCATAAAGCTCAACCCTATCCAAATCAGTAGAAAGAACATATCTACCGGGTCTTTGAATTCTTCGTATTCGGTCCAGGTCATTTACGAATCCATTCAGTTCCAGTAATGCCATCACGTCTATATCCAGCTTCTTCGATAGCTTTCTCTGCCTTTTCGATTATCGCTTCTTTCGTTACCCATCCGATTTCATCAGGTCGCTGGATTAGGTCAAGCATGACCATTAATAACTCCGCGTTCTCGTGCTGGTTCATCCCTTCCCATCCTAGCCCCGTTGGGGCGTGTCACCCGGCGTAGCCGGAGTTCTTAAATTGAATTCGGATTCGATAGCAGAAGCGACGCGAGATGCTACGAATTCTCCGAATATGTGCAATTTTGCTAACTCCACACACCGCCGCGCAGTCTCTTGTCTGGTGCGCTCAATGGCGGATAGCATGTCAGAATGCTTCACAAAATCACCAGCAGGCTTTCCTGTGAACGCGTCATGGCATTCGACAAGTGCCCCACTGGTTAAAACGTAACGAGGTATTTCCTCAACCGTCCGGTTATCGGTCATGGCTTCTCGCTCGACGCGACGACAGACGCCCACAGTTCAATATTCATTCGATAGTAAAGAACCACCAAAACAAACGAACGCACATCCATCATCTTCCCTTTTTCCATCCTGAGTAATGTTGAATGACTTATGCCTATGCGCTGAGCTGCTTCCCGCAAGCTGAATTTAGTGTCTTTTCGTTTCAACCTGATGCATTCGGAAAAACGATCAAGTCCACTCCTAAATTTTCTCATGCGCCCAATACTCATACCTTCCCCAACCCTTCGGGTTTCTCGACGGTTCCCGTCTTCGCGCGCAGGTCGATGAAAATTTTGTGAAATAGAGCGTTCTTTTTTCGTATTACTTCACAGCTCGTATCTCTATGGCGGTCAATATTGTTCAGAAAAGCATAAAGCTCTAGCCATTCTTCAAACTTCCTCACCCGCTCTAAGGGGATGCGGGAGTATTCGAGGTAAAACGGTGCCGGTGCAGTTTCGTGGATGCGCATGTCCGCTTCCATCTTGCTGAGGAATATCCGCTCCGGCCCTTCCCGCTTGGTGTCATTTGTGTTGGTGGTCATGGCCACGACTTAGCTCCCCAACGCTTTTTTCTGTATCGCCGCAGTTGCTCAAGAAAGCTTTTGGTTTTCTCTTTCTCCTCTTGGTCCTTTGTATTGGCAATGGACTCCAGAAACGCCTCCCTATCACATTCAGCGAATAGGCACGCAAGACGGAGCAACTCAGATACAGGCAGCTTCTTGCTCATCCTCCCTCCCCAAGCAGCTTTGCTGCGGAGTCGTCTTGACGACGATCCGAACCGGTGTTGTGCCCGTGCCACGGGCAGGTATCGGGATTATTACAGCCGTATATGTTTTGCTTTTGTTTTTCTTTCTCTCCGGTGTTGGATTCGAAAGACTTAGCGTCTTCCGATAAGTCTGAAGCCTTATCTATCAGGGCGATAGATGTATTAATGGCGTCAAGTAACTCGTCGGTGAAGCCAGAAGCTAAATCGTCTACTAACGCCTCCAGTACTCTGTTGAGTACGGAATAAAGCACCGCCCGCTGGCGTTCGCTGAATGTTAACGCCTCACACACTCTCTGCTGTTGGTGTAGATCAAGCAAATCACCGGCAGACGACGCTATACAAAGTTCTTCTAGCGTTACTTCTTCGTGGGGATTAGCAAGCTTGTCGCTGGTCATTTCGGCCTCCAAAGCGGCTTGCGCTTCGTCAACGTAGCGTTGGTTGCTGCCGACGTCATGCTCGTAGGCGTACCCTTTTGCCAAAGGCAGGACGAGACGCAGCATGTCGTGCAGGTGCGCAGCGCGTCGGGCGATCCTATCCCGCTCAGCAATAAGCTCAAGATATTGCTTCGGAGTACACGCGTAACCACCGCCGGTTAGTCCAGCTTCGAGCCTGTGCATTAAGTTTACCGGACCATATCCGTCCTTATCGCAATGAGCGTCCCAATGCTCCTGAATCTCCATTGCAGCGGCCATCATCACGGTAAGCAATTCGTTGTACCGCTCCTGAAACCGCCGCACTTCGGCGAGGCATTCAGAAACAAGTTCGCAGTAATAATCTGACGGACTATCAAGCTGCTCTTGTAGAAACTCCACCGTCTTCTCAAGTCCCTTCGGGACGAGGGCAACATCGTTGCCGTTTTGTAGACCGCTATTCGTTGTCATGGCTATTCCTCAATAATCTCGGACCACGGATTAGTGCCGCCACGCTTAGCGAGTTCTGCATCAGCTTTAGTTCGAATTTCCTCAGGTGAGGAGCCGTCCACCACTATGCTGTCGTCGTAATCGCCAACCGTAAAATGAATAATTGCTTTCACGTTCTCTCCTATTCGTCTCTATTCGTGTTTCGCGTGCTGGCCGGACCGTTTGCTTTTCGACCACTCGTTCGTCGTTTGCGGCGACCTTCCAGCCATGCTGGCCTAACATGCGGCACCGATGCGCAACCATCGTGTAACGCCGCAGCACGCTCCACACGAAGTCCGGTAGTGCACCGAGTATCCCCAATACACCACCTAACACGCTTACGAAGTAAGCCTACGTCACTTCGTGACTCTTAATCAGGACACCGCGCCGGACTGATTACCCCGCCTATATCTAGAATCGGCGTGCTCTAACAAGCTAGGCGCGGGCCTGAAACCGTTACGCCTTATCTAATTCCTCAATTGCTAACATAAAACCGAAACTATTCAGCTTTTTGTTTAACGCCTGAAACAAACCAACTGGCGTTTCATTTGCTAACGTTTTTAGAAGCAATTCTTCTTGCTCAGAAGGAAGTCTTGTTTCTCCGAAAATTTGGCTAGTGATATTCATTTGTGTCCTCTTGTATTGCATTTGTGACGGCGGGAGCGCCTTGTAGCTTTCGCCGAGCGTAAGTCCAATACATGGCCACCTTACGGCACTGTGCCTGCTCCGAGTGCTTACGTTTTCTCCCTTTCGGCACCGTCACTCCTGCAAACTCACGCTACAACGACAGCCCATATGGTCCCTGCGCGTGAATTCTTTACGCTGCTTCAACCTTTGGTTTTTCGTAGTTTCTTACTGTCTCAACTAGTGCGTTCAGTTCTTCACAGAACTGGTCTACCGATTTCTCCAAGGTCTTTATGTAAACCTCGTCACGGGTAGCCCTAGATACGAATAGGGGTAGCTTTGGCCAGTACACAACAAGGTCGATCCATTCACGCTCTGCGACCCATAATGCTCCCTGGCATTGGGCCTTGTGTTCTGGTGGAAACTCGCCTTTCAGTAAAGTCTCAATCTGGATATGTGGGAGTGCGGTTTTAATTTCCAACATTCCATTGGTTCCGATCAACGAGTCAGGACTACAACCCTTATTGCCGTTTTTCATAAAACCAATCCGATGCGTTTCAACGCTGGCCATGAACTCATACAAGTCTCGTGCTTCGTCTTCCATGACCTTCCCACGCTCCATATGGACGTTGGAATAGTTCTCCATCGGTTCTCCGGTCAGGATTTCCCCGGCTAGCTTTAGCATGTACGTTCTACGGGTCTTGCTCTCGCCACCGTTACGGCCTGACGCCATGACCGTTGCAAACTCTGATGCTGTGGGAATACCAGCACGAGCCCGTAACCATTCCTGCGTACCCTGAACGCATTCGATGACTTCAATCATGACGCCTTAGCCCGTTTCTTGTTGAGCAGGGCGACGGCTTCCGAATACATGTTCGCCGGTATCTGTTCGACGGTTGAGATATTTACCTTCCCGACCTTGGCCAAGTAACTAAGGAATGGCTTGGTTTCGGCCTTCACTTCCTCGATCAACGCCCTAAGGTCAGCGGCCTGACTATCCGTGATCTTCTCGGATTCACCACCGCCATTACCATCGTTGTCCAAGTCAGAGTCAGAGACGATCCCCAGCATTGACGCCAGAGTCATGCGCTTTAGATACATGGCCACGATGCCAACCGATTGCAGCTTGTTCACGGCGTTGTTCGTCATGGAGAAGGATGGCGCTCGCATTTCAGCTTCTTCCGAATGCCCAGACTTATGAGCCAGGATGCACTTGATAGACGTAATGTCGTCAGGAAGCGAGGCAGGGACGTGCCGCCAGGACAAACCAAATTCGCTCAAAGCCTCTCGTGTTGCTTCGTCGTAATCTTCCAGCAAGCTGTAATGCGATTTCAGGTGCGCGTTATATCCTGACTTCTTAGCCTTCTTAAACTTCTGCTTGGCGGCCGAGAAAGCCGCGTTGAATTCAGCACGCGCGCGACGTTTGTCGTCCCATTCAACAAGCTCCATCATCTGTTGGACCACTTCCTTAGATGCCCCGCCAGCGGCTATGCGAGCAATTGCCGCGACAGAACTTTCGGCAGGCTGAATAGGGTTAACGCTGGGAATTTCTAGATCGTTCATGTTTTATCCTCAACAGTAATAATCGGCTCCGGCACGTAATACCCGTCCTTGATAACCTGATCCGCGATGTCCAAGGCTCTTGAAAACGTAAATCCCATCCGCAAGGCGTCACTCGCTGCGTTACATGCGGCTCTAATGAGTGAAGGCGGGTAGTCGTCGTAATACGTAGCGATCACACGTCTACGTACCATCATGTCTCGTTGACGCATCTGTTCTCTAGCCGTCGGAGGAGGGCTTATACGGATTCGGAAGTCGTCAAGGTGGATGATTTTCATATTCCCTCACTGTCTCAAGTGGAAACGTTCAAACGCTTCACTCACTAATACTTGTGCCTGTAGCTCTGATACGAATCCCTTTGATTCAAGTTCCTCTATGTCCTTGAGGTCTTCTAGTAACTGCTTGTCTGGTTCGTAGTGGTCGAACATTACTTTTCTCTTTCGGCGAGCATGGCGTCGGCTTGCATATATGCGTAGCGCGCTCGTTCAGGACAATCCATCGTAGTTACGTTGTCAGGACCGCTTTGAAATATTCCGCGCAAGGCAATGCCAGCGAAATAGTCGCGAAGCGTCATTCCGTAAATAAGCCCACCGGCTGAAGGGAAAGCCGGTCCACCATCTTTCTTTTCCATCACGCACCCACCATCGCCACGACGTAGTAAAAGACAATCATCCCAATTACGGTTTTAACGGTAAGACCTGTTACCCATAGGATTTTGGAGAGGTAGGTCATGGCTAGTCCGCCACACGTCTCCAGCCTTCCGGCGTGTATTCCCTTTGACGGCGAATCTCGTACGTACCGCCTTTGATCGTAAGAGATTCGTGTTTGTCAAAATCGCGCAGATGCTCAAGCGTCACTTCCGTCTGATCGATGACGGTTAAATAAGCGAGCAGAGGATCGTTACCCATGAAAACTTCCACGCCTTTTTGCTTGGCGATGACGTGATGATGTCCCGTCTCGCTGTGAGCGACGATGTAAGCGCCTTTCTCATCCTTCACAGGCTTAACATCACTCGGCAGCTTATCGATACGACGGATAAGCAAATCACCTTGCGCAGCGCAATTTTCAAAAGTTTTCATAACTCTCCTATGTGCGTACTTCTGGGTTAAATACAATTTCATCAAGGCCATATGTCCAGGCGTTGGCTTGATGTGCTGTTTTCATGTCTTTCGGAACAGGGATGGCAAAAGTTCTTCCTGTCCCGCACTTCACCTGTAAAAATTTCTCTTTCCCGCTTCCAGGTAAATCAACTTCAAGCAGCGTTCCGATCTGCTCTGATTCGTGTTTATTGATTACCTTGGCTTTGAGTTCTTTAAGAACTTTCGCCCAACCGATAATTTCGCAAGCCGCTCTGCGCTGTTCGATGTTTTCCCACTTCAATGCTTTTTCAGCCGTGAGACTTTTCTTGTCGGTGATCCACTCGCTTGGCACTACAACTCCATGCCAGGAACAAAAGCCCCATCCGTCTCGGTATTCGATTGCTTGACGAGTTTCATTATGCAAACGTCCTTGATCGTCGCGCGAGATGTAAATAGGGCGGTCAGAAATTGCTAATACGTTTTCGTGCCACCACGTCCAGCCGCACGATTCAATCAACGCTTCATCGATTTCAAAGCGTTCAAGAATTTCATTCTTCCAACCCATTACGTCACGGAAAAATGTGATGTATGCGCCCCATCCAGCCCAGAAAGCGCCGCCACGGTCGTTATCAATTCCCGACCAGACCTGCGACTCGACCTGCGACCGGACCTGCGACCGGACCTGCGACTCGACCTGCGACCAGACCTGCGACTCGACCTGCGACCGGACCTGCGA